GTGATTTACAGCATATTGATCAGCCATGTTTTCCTTTCAGATTATGAGTTAAGCAGTTACGAAACAATCAATTTGAATAACCATCTCTTCCCAAACCCTAGTTGCTCCAATATCCATTTCAAAATATGCATATGGAACAAAAGATTTGTCAGAACGTCTTTCAATTTCTGTTATCGGTTCTTCCCAAGAACAGAAAGCCAAACCTTGCGGATGAAATGCTAACACTTGCTCTGTCAGCGTATCAACGGAACCAGTTGTAGGCATCGACTCATACCTAATAAACTGGAAACCAGCAAAATAATTGGTTTGTCCTTCCACCAATGCACGAATACTATTATAATCCGCACTATTGACTTGTTCGGAATGAAGTAGAGCTTCAATCTGAGCCGCAGAACATACAATGAAATATAGCGGATTGCCACCTTCATCATATTGATCTGCTTCATTTTCAGAAAGAATCCTGCGAGCCTTCAACAGTTTGTCAATTGATAATGTTCTACGATCACCAGCGGCATTATCAAGACCACTATAATTAGCAGTATGTGTACCTACCAATAAATCGACACCAATAAACTGTTTTGGGAAATTAGATGAATTCCAGACTATTTCTGTTGCACCGTCCATTACACCACCATCTGATTCATAAGCAGAACCAAATGCGGCATCAACGATTACAGAGTCCATTTTCCGGGCCATAGCCATTGACGTAGCTTCTGCATAAGGTTGGAACACATCGTAGTTCATTCTACGAGTATCAAAACCTTCTACGAAGAATCCAGCATTTTTAGGTTGTGCTGATACTCTCCTACGTTGATGGGATATTGCCTGTACTGGCGAATCTGCAAAACGTGCAACTTTGTCTAGTGCTTCGTTAGTTCCGATCTTATCAATGAACTCGGCAACACCTTGACAGTCTGGCTTATTGGTTACAAAATTCCGTAACCGGGTAGTCTTTTGTTGAAGCGCATGTAATACATCAGCAGAATAGCGATGTATATAGGACGTTTCAATGTCATAAAAATTAGCCATGTTGTACCTTTTATAGAAATCTCATACACAATATGTGTATAAGTTAAAAATCACTATAACCTAGAGATTGTCCATAAAGGGTCTCAAAAGATTATTCAGTAGGCCATTGGTTATCTACCTATTATCTCTTGTTCGGCTTATCCTCCACGACGGAGGTGTGAAACTATCTTACTCTTTTTTGATTTGGATATGCTTGTTTAAAGAGCCTATCCATTTTACTCATCGCAGTCTTGTGACTTGGGTCTTTATTATCTCTGTATGCTTTAGAGAAGTCCTTATCACGATAAAGAGCCTGAATCTCTTCCTGCGCAGATTGCGGAGACATTTGATTTCGTCCTAATCCTGTGCCTACTGCAAGTGCTTCTTCTCCTAGTAACTGACCGACTTTTGAAAAGGCTTTGATCACTTCAGGGTGATTACCAAAACCAGAATTATCCATTGCTTCAGTCAGTTCAGGAGTACCAAATTGAGCATAAGCTCTTCGGGCATAATCCAGATTACCATCATAATTTCTACCCCAATCACGTTGGAGTCCAATAGTAGTCTGAACTTTTAAGTCCTCTATAGCTTGTTCCTCACCTTGGGCATCTTCCTCTTGCATGTCTGAAAAAAGACCTAACAAGTTATCTGCTTGATCTTGAGTAAAATTGTTCTGGTGTGCAAATGTTTTAAAATCATCTAATACACCTTCATCATCTTCTCCAAAATCATAACCATTAGCTTGTTCTGGTCTTCCGAGTTGATTGTAAAAACTATCCCAACTTTCCCCTTCCTGTGGAACGGAGATGAGATTGTCCGGGTTTCCTCCTATCATTTTGACTGCATTAACGTAGGACTTAGCAAGTTTGTCTACAGAGTCAAATGTTTGGAGACTAGGTTCATCCCTTAAGCCTTCTGGCATAGTGGATGCGTTAAATTGAATAGTAGAATCTACTTCAGCTTGCCCTGAATCTTCTACAGGAGCCATTTCTTCTGCCATATCTATTTATTGTTAGGGTTATGCTCGTCTTTCTACCCGAG